GCAGGTACGTCATCTGCTTTTTCTTTGCCACCGATAGGTATAAACCCACCTTCAGCTCTTAAATCCATTTCATTTCCACCAAGATCCATTAGTCCACCTTTTGCTTTTTTAACTGGAGTTTGTTCACTTTGAAATCTTTGTAAATATTTTTGGTGGTTGTCGTGCATTTCAGCAACACCAGGATTTACTTTATAAAGTTTTTTCCAACCATTGTACTCAGGATCTATTGCAGGTCCCCCTATATCATAACCTATTCTTCCACCCATAGCTGCCATCTCTGGTTGTTGCATTTGCATGTTGTTTGGTTGTCCACCTTGTGATTNTATTTTTTGTTCNTCTAGTTCTTGTCTTATTTTATTTAGTATGTCTTCCATACTCATACCTTCATTTACTTTATCCATTAATTCTTGTTTACCTTCTTCTGATTTCATATATGCTTCTATAATTTCATCAACATTATTTAAAAAATTTTCTGGCATAATTGGATCTGGAGTCCCATTACCATAACCTATTCTTCCACCGTTAGCTGCTAGTTGTGTAGCTTCTACAGGTGGTTTAAATCTTTGATTAGGATCGTCCAACACTTGTTGTGCTGTTTGAAAATTAATTCCTGTTGTGTCTGCTGCTAATTTATCTTTTGGTAATAATTTTGTTGCAGCTCCTGCTGCAGTTCCTCCTGCGATTGCTTTCATAAGATCTGCGTTTAAATTTCCTCTTCTATATTTTTCTAATTCAAGTTGACCCCTTTGAGCTTCTGTTAAATTAGAAGTGTTAATTGGTTGTTGTAAACCTGCAGCTTCAAGAGCTTGATTTTTTAAATAATTAATAACAGAATTACTTGTGTCTGTAGTGTTCATTCCTACACCAAACGGATCATCAAAATTTTCTTCGCTTGAAGGGTTTATTCCTCCTCCAGTTAAAACGTCATTACTTGTTCCAATTCCTGTAACACCTTTTAAATAATCACCTAAGTTAAATTGACCATCTACTCTTCCACCAAGAACAGTGTCAACTGGTGTGCCTGTAACACCACCTATTAAATCACCTAAAAAATTTTTTCCTGTTCCCGTGCCTAGGTAATCTGCTACACCTTGTGGAAGACCAAATTGATTTAATAATCCACCGCCTATAACTGCAGATGTAACTGGATTATCTTTAATGGGATCCATAATATTTTCTTGAAACCAAGAACCTATTCCATATCTTTTTCTACCATCTAATCCTGCGATACCACCAAAAGCCATGTCCATTCTATTTTTTCTTCCTTGAGTATATGTAGGTCGTACGTCTCCTGTAAGTCTAAGATCAGGTGCTCCTGCTTGTAAAGAAGAACCTCCCATATCATACATTTGTCTGGGTCGAGACGGTCCACCCATATTGTACATTTGTCTGTTCATTAATGCTCTGTTTATAGCCATAATTATAAATTCTGTTATTGTATTTTAAGGCAGGAATTTCACCTGAGTGTACATTACTTTACTAGTTTTTTACCAGTAAATCAAGACTATGTTATCGTGTCCCGAGGTTTAATTTCCAAGGCAGAAAGCACCACATGTAGTCTATTTGCGGTGGCTGCTGTTACTTTTAATACTTCACTTTCCTCTAATACTAGAGGTGCTGTTAATAATTCTGTAGTTGCATTAGATGCTATAGACTTAGTTTTAAACAAACTAAATACAGCGTCACTTGTGTCAGTAACAGTGACCGTTATAGTGTCAGCATTACCAGAGTCTTCTGATACTAGTATAGACTTTATAACTGCTGTCGTAGCAGTAGGCACAGTGTATAATGTAGTAACACTTGTGCTAGTTAAATCTATTTTTTTATTTACAAAAGAATTAGCCATTATGATAAAAAAAAGTTAAACGCTTCTACTTCATCCTTTACATCTTGTTGAAACGTTGTGTTTAGTTTTTGTACAATACCATCTATATCTCTACTAAAAGACAATTGCAATTGTTGATCATACTCTCTACCTTGTTGTGTTAATGATTGTACTATTCTAGCCATTATTATACCTGAAATGTTTCTATTAATTTGTTTAATGATGCTAAAGTCTTTTGACCTTTTTCATTTAATCTGTCTTTGACCGGTTGTAATCTATCTCTTAAATCTATTGCTCTGTTTTTATATTCTGGACTATATTCTTGTACATTTTTAGCTATTACATTTTTAGCTACTAAAGTATTACCTTCATTGTTATCACTACCATTAAAATCTGTAGTTGGTTTCGTGCCGCCTGTTCCTGGTGTAGAGTTAATGTTAGAATTAAGGTTAAGGTTTTTCGCTAAGCCTGTTAATCTACCTTTTGTAAGTTTATCGGCATAACCAAGTCCTGTTTTTAACGTATTATAAGTTTTATACGCTTTGGCAACTTTTCCCAAACCTACAGCAGGAGCAAGAGTATAAAGTGCACCTTTACCTATATTTTTAATAAATTTACCTATACCACTATCAAAAAATCCACCTTTAGGTTCTTCTATTGGTTCAATATATGAAAGAGCTTTTTGATTATCATCATAATCAGGATTTTTAAAAGTTGGTGCATTATAGATACCAACTTCTTCATCGTAAGTAGGGCCATCCGTATAAGCAGGTGGATTGTATAAACCAGGATTTACACCTGGTTCGTTAGTGTCAGAAAAATCAACAGTTGATGTTGGAGTATTTATACCTACTTCTTCATCGTAAGTAGGACCGTCAAAAAAATCAACAGTTGATGTTGGAGTAGAAGTATCTACACCTGGTTCGTTAGTGTCAGAAAAATTAGTAGTTGGAGCTGGATCTGGAGTAAATTGTTGTTCAACAAAATCATAACTAGGACCATCGGGACCACTAGGACCATCGGGACCACTAGGACCACCAGGACCACCATCGTCTGCTCCTGCACTTGGATCACCACCATAACTTTCACCGCCAGCCCAAAGTGGAATTCTTGTTTTATATTTTTTTGTTTTCTTTTTTCTTTTTCTTATTTTATCTATTCCCATTATCTTCTTCCATCGGGTTGTATATCTAATCTAAATGTACCTAGTCTCCAAAATTGACTTGTACTTGTGTTGTCTACTTTTAAAGATACAGATCTTGCTCTAGCACGTGTATCTATTTTTTGTGTACCACTTGTTATTGTAAAAGGTCCTAAAGAAGAACTAACAGATACATCGTTTGGAAAGTCTCTTAAATTTAATGTAATTCTTGCGTCACCTGTTTGTGCTAAAAAGTCTGGTATGATTCTTCTAATCTTCATCATGTACTCACCATCTCCATCTAATCCTTGTTGACCAATATCAAAATCTCCTGATTCTATATTAGCAGTAATGGCAGTAGTAGCACCTTCTTTAACTTGGTTTAATCCTGTTTCATGTTCATAGTATGTTGATGTACCATCAGTACATCCAATGACATGATCTTTACTTGTTGAAGGTGTAGTACCAGAAGAGTTGTATTCTGTTGCATGTGGTGTACCAAACACAGCAGAGTCTTGCCAAGATGTTCTAGCTAATGTACCTGTAGTCCATACAGATCTATTTGGAGTTGAGTCTATATAATTATAAGACACCATTCTGTTTACTATTCCTGATCCTGAGTTAGGATAGAACCACATAACTTCACCAAACAAATTATTTAACCCTGCATTAATATGTTCTTTAGGTACTAAATTAATATCATCATAAACAAAATCTTCTACTAAACATTCTAATGATTCTAGTTTACCTGTGTATCTAAAAAAACCATTCTCTGACATCCAATAAGCAGAACCATCAACTTCTACAGCTGCGTTCTTACCTATTAATCCACAGTTAGTTCCTACTTGTTGAAAAGAAAAAGTAAAAGGAGCACCGACAAATCTCATAATAAATAATGCTGTATCAGTCCAAATGTATGTAGCATCTCGACCTCTAAGAGCGCCTACTATTCTTGATCCATCAGATAGTCTTTGTGTACCAGCAGTGTTAATTGCTGTAGGTGTGTAAGTATTAATATCTTCTTGAGATGAAAATCTTACAAACATTTCGTCTTGTGAAGATTTAGTTCCAATAGTTGTTTCTGTTCCAAAAAATATTAAATGACGATCGGGTGCAGATACAAGCATAGTTCTAGAAGCTGTTGGTGCTCCTGATATAATTGTTGCTCTTGTGTTTGTAGCGTTTGTTGCATTAGCACTCCAAGAAAAACTTTCGCCATTGAAGATAGATGCAATTAAAGTATTACCAAAATTATCTAAAGTCCATAAACCAGGATCGGTTACAACGTCTCCTGATGGAGCTGAGTTCCAACCTGCAAACTTAGAAGCATCTGTAACTGTATCTCCTGATGAATGAGATGCAGCAGTTGTACCTGATGCTCCTCTAGTTAAACCTGATAATGTGTTACCACTTTTTCCTGTGTAAGTAATTAATTCTGA